CGATGTCGAAGCCTACACCCAATCCGCCATTGCCCGCGCAAAACGAGCCGAGGCTGAGCGAGACGAATGGCGCAAAATTTCTATTACTAAAATCGAAATGGCAGACAGCACCGCATTTCGGGACAATGACGCAACCATCGCCACGCTACAGGCGCGAGTGCGAGAACTGGAGAGTGTGTTTTCCCACCTGTATGGCCAAGCTGTCTGGCTGCGAGGGGATCAAGCATACAGGGACTTCGCGCGGGCGTTCATAAAAAGGATGAGCGCTCTACGCATCAAGTGTGTGAGTCGTCAAGAGCTGGCTAAAATCGAAGGGAAAACAGAATGAATGATAAAGTCAAAGAGGCGATTATTAACCTTAATTATCTAGTTGAATGTCGTTGTGACGAGGCGTACACGGGCAGGGGTCGGCATGATCCGCACAGCGCATGTGACTACGCTGAAGAAGTGAAGATCGTGGCCGATCACGTGGCCGCAATAGAAGACAAACTGTCTAAGGCCTTGTCGATGCTGGCTACCATAGGCAGCGCAGAAACATCAGGTGGTGGGCAAGCAAGCGTAATGGCTTTCCATGCTCGCGAAGCACTAGCAGAAATTAAAGGAGAAACAGAATGAATGATGAAGAACTAATTAGGTGGTTGCGTAATTTGGAACCTATAGATTACGAGTTACGCCATGGTACTTTTCAAGCCGCCGCCGCTAATCGCATCGAAGCTCTGGTCACTGATCTGGAAAACGCTGTTGATGTGTTGCGGGAAATCCTATTCACTTCAAATGAAGACCACACTGGGAATTGGCTTGATGCCTTGGCACGTGGACAGGCGTTCTTGACTAGACTGGATATGATCTACCTAGAGATGGATAAGAGCAAATGAATATCCAAGAGGCTATTGACTTAGAGATCACCCGTCTGCTAGAATTTGCAGCGGACATCCTTGAAGAACAAAATAGGCGCTGCGATTGGGTATATGGTAGTATAACCCTTGAGGTAGTTAACCTACAGATTTCTTCCTACAAAAGACTTGAACAAGATTTACAAAAGGACGATAACAAATGATTAAGGTTACCCTGATCGACAGCATGGGGTCAGACCTTACAACTGTTAACGCAGCACGGGTATCCTTTGGGAAGGTATCAGAGGGGGAGATCATTGAGTTCGACCTTTTACATCACGATCCAGAGGCAATCAAAGCATCTGTCGCTGCATACAAAGCAGAAGGCTGGGTTATTACTTCCGACCTTAACAATTGGAAAATTATTGTAAAAAAGCCAACCAAGAAAGATACTAAACTTATTAGCTATCTGGCCGAGCATAAACACTTCTCACCCTTCGGTCATGCCTTTGCATCCTTCCATGTGAAAGCCCCTATCTTTGTTGCACGTCAACTGGTGAAGCATAAGTTCTTGCGCTGGAATGAAATCAGTCGCCGTTATGTTGATGATGAGCCTGAGTTCTATGTGCCAGAGGTATGGCGTGGACGTAGTGAAGACAAGAAGCAAGGAAGTTCTGATGTCACTATCTCTATTGATACAGCTTTTATCCCCATAAATGACGGATATTCATACCCTCCAGAAGTCGTAGCTTTAGTTTCTTACAAAATGTTGTTGAAAGCGGGAATAGCACCAGAGCAAGCACGTATGGTTTTACCTCAATCGACAATGACTGAGTGGTATTGGTCTGGTTCTTTAGATGCCTTCGCAGATATGTGTAAGCTACGCTGCAAAGATGATACACAGTATGAGACACGTCTTGTTGCAGACCAGATCAGCAAAGAGATGAAACAGCTATTCCCAGTGTCTTGGGTAGCATTAGTAGGAGAATAATGTGAACCATGACCTAGAAGACGAGATGTGTCCTAACTGTGTGACACCTTGGAAATGTAATGGCCCTCATATCTTGGAAGGAGATAATGAAATGAATGAGCATGTATCGCAATGGCGTGGACTTGACGAAGAACAGAAAGCCAGCATTGCTGTAGAACTACTGACGGGACTCTTAAAAGAAATTGAAGATCATCTTAAGGTTGTGTCTGAATACCCCGATTTTTCAAACAGGAAAGATCACAAGGCAATGAAGCGTACTCGAAAAACCCTTATTTACAACTATAATCTTCCCAATCCTCTCAAGTATGAAGGGGAAGTCTAATGGAAGAAGAAACAGTAAATAAAATAGGTCGTATCCAGTTTGTAGAAGAAAAGACAAAGGAAGATGGCAGTTCTCTTATGACCTTTGAGATTGATGATGCTGCTTCTAAACTGATCGAAGAAATTGGCCTACGTTTTCTTGTAACTTGTGCAGCATACGATCTAGACCTAGAGGATGCGTTTAATGCAGTGTCTGATCGGGGAGAGTATCTGCAACAAGAACCTGATGGTGGCAAGGAGTTTTGAGATTTTGGAGAATAATGATAGCCAACCAACAGACACAGAAATCTTGCATCTGTGTAGAAGCCTAGCGGGAAGGTATAGGAACCAAAACCACTATGACGATCTAGTGAGTGAAGGTCTCATGGCTTGCTACGAGGCTAGGGCGCAGGGTACAGTAGATAAGAGTGTCTACATCAGTTCTGCACGAAGGGCTATGAGTGACTATATCAACATCAAGATCAAGGCAGTGAAGACCCCTAGCACATGGGCCTCTAGGAGAGCCTCTAAGGCCGTTTCTAGCGCGTCTGACGTAGTGGGGCTGACTGGGGTAGCCGAAGGCACGTTTAACTCTCTGATGGCCGCTATGTCGAATATCACAGAGGATGTGTCAGAGGATACAGCATTTACCCCAGATCACTCCTTGGCCTATGAAGATCAAGAGTATAACCTGCACATACAGACTGTTGCAAAAAAGACACTAAACGCCACAGAATGGCAAATCATTAAGATGCGTTATTTTGATGATCTAACACAAGATGCTGTGGCAGAACTGACCAAGACTAACCAGAAGTGGGTATCACGACAAGAGACATCAGCACTTAACAAGTTACGAGTTGCAGTGTTGTAACAATTCGTGATCGAAAACAGTGTCTAAGAAGTCAGAAAATGAAGGTATAAGTAAGAGGTAGTACTTAAGTTTTGGTCTTACGTTTTCATAATCATAACTAGTTAAGATAACTTAAGATTAAAACTTAAGTATAGACAATAGAGGAAACATCTTGGTAAATGTAACACATCAGCACTGTCCTTTCTGTGAATCTACAGATGCTTTTACTTATGATAAAGAAAAGAACGCCTATCGGTGTTTCAGTTGCGATAAGCAAGGGAGATATGACAAATTGGATAAAGGTTTAATTGAAGATACTTTTGTTGCAACAAAAACTAATTACACACCAAAGAATTTGGTTGATGGTAAATATGTTGCTATGCGTGGCATTTCTACAAAGACTATGGAAGAATTTGGTGTACTGACTTATGGGGATCAACAAGAATATGTTTACCCATCTGGTGGTAAAAAGGTAAGGCTTCTGACAGATAAGAAGTTCTTTGCTAAAGATGGTTTCAAAGGTGATGAACTTTTTGGGATGAACCTGTTTACTGCTGGTTGCTCAAAGAAGGTTACGATCACAGAGGGGGAGCTAGACGCACTGTCAGTGTCGCAGATGCTCAAGAGTACCTACCTTAACCCAGTGGTGTCTCTGCCCTCTGCAAACCCCTCTAAGAAGCTCTGGGATAACTGTCACGATTGGCTGAACAGCTTTGAACATATTGTCCTGTCAGTGGATAATGATGAAGCTGGAAATAGCATTGCTGACAAGATCGCTAAGATGTTCCCGAACAAAGTTTATCGGGTGGATCACAGTAAGTTTAAGGATGCTAATGAGTTCCTACAGAACAATGCTGCTACAGAGTTTAAGAGTGCATGGTGGAACGCTAAGAAGTACACACCAGAGAATGTACTAAACACTACTGACCAATTCTTGTCTCTCTATCGTGATACACCAGAGCATCAGTATGTACCAACTGGTATTCAAGCGCTAGACGATAAGATCATGGGTTTGATGCAAGGACACTTCACTGTTATCAAAGCCCCCACGGGTATCGGTAAAACTGAGGTTATGCGTTATCTAGAGTACAATATGTTGCAACGTGGCATCCCTATTGCAGCTTGGCACTTGGAAGAAACTAAACTGCGTACTTTGCTTGGCCTTGTTTCTTATGAATTGCAGGACAATTTGACCCGCAGGGATTTGATTGAGGAAAAGCAGGCAGAAGACCTTGTTATCGAAGCTATCAAGAAACTAACAAAAGATGAATTGTTCTATCAGTTTTATCTAGGTGATGGCCAAGGTGCTGACGAGCTAATCGACCAGATCAGGTTCTTTAGTCAAGCGGCTGGTTGTAAGTTTGTGTTCTTCGAGCCTATCCAAGATGTTGTTGCTGGTACATCAGAGGAAAGTAAGGAACAGATGCTTGCTGATCTATCTGTACGCCTGTCTAAGCTGGCTGCTGAATTGAATGTAGGTATCGTTACTATTGCTCATACCAATGACGATGGGCAGACAAAGTATTGTCGTATGATTGGTCAAAGAGCATCTGTTATCTTAGACTTGAAGCGAGATAAAGATGCGACTAGTCTCGAAGAACGTAACACAACCTATATTACGATTGAAAAGAATCGTCCATGTTCTGAGGAAGGTAGTGCAGGTATGTTGCGGTTCAATACTGAGACGTTTACTTTGAGAGAGGTAAACTAATGAAGGTGGGTAATTCTTACGATTTTGACAAGGAGTGGAACCCGCCTGAAACCCTGCCTGTAGAGGAAAGGGTCATTGGTTGCTATTACAATATATGGGGTTTCAAATATATCACAGAGGTATATCAATGGGCTGACGCACCTTGTCCAGAGACCCTTATTGGTATGCCAGTAAACAGGTTGCTTGGTTGGTTACCCCTGCCAACAATAAAGGAGGACGAATGACACCAGTAGTATTCGACATCGAAACGAATGGCCTGCTGGATGTCCTAGATAAGATACACGTCTTGTCTTGGTCTACAGATGGGAAGGAAGTGCATCATACGCATGACTATGATGAAATGCGTAAGTTCTTCACTGAAACAGAGGTTCTAGTCGGGCATAACATTATCCGCTTCGACATCGTAGCAGTGGAAAAAGTCCTAGGCATTAAGGTAAAGGCCCGTCTGATCGACACCTTGGCTTTGTCTTGGTATCTTAACCATGATCGTGTTAAGCATGGTCTAGAGTGGTATGGCGTAGAGTATGGTATCCCTAAGCCTGTAATCAAAGATTGGGACAGTCTCACACCAGAAGACTATGCCAACCGATGTGATGAAGATGTCAAGATTAACTCACGTCTGTGGCGTGATCTTAATGCTAAACTAAATCGTTTGTACCCAGAGGAGAAAGACAAAGATCGGCTGATCGACTACCTTACCTTCAAGATGGACTGTGCAAAAGAGCAAGAGTCCCTGCGATGGAAATTAGACGTAGAAAAGACACAAGAAGCCTACGATCAGATTATGTTGCTCAAAGAGGAAAAGGTAGTGCAACTGGCCGAGGCTATGCCAAAGCGTGTTATTACCCGTGTAGCAACAAAGCCAAAGGTTATGTATAAGAAAGATGGGGAACTGTCTTCTCATGGTGAAAAGTGGGTAGAGTTGTGCAAGGAATACAAGCAACCTATTACTACCCAATCTTTTGCTATCAAGGTTGGAGAGGAACAGGGTAATCCTAACTCGTCAGATCAGGTTAAGGATTGGCTATACAGTCTAGGGTGGCAACCTCGTACATTTAAGTTTGTTCGTGACAAGACTACAGGTGAAGAACGTCAGATCGAACAGGTGAGAGACGATGGTGAGCTTTGTGAGAGTGTTAAAGAGTTGAACGAACTAGACCCTGCTGTAGACCTTCTGGATGGCCTTACAGTGCTTACTCACAGGGCTGGTATCCTTAAGTCTTTCCTCGACTGTGTATCACCAGATGGCTATCTAAAGGCGGAGATTGCAGGGTTTACCAACACTATGCGCTTCAAACATTCGAAGCCTTTGGTAAATCTACCCAGTGTAGACAAGCCTTATGGTGACGTTATTCGTGGTGTTCTTACCTGCCCCGATGGATATGTTCTAGCTGGTGCGGATATGACTAGCCTAGAGGATACAACAAAACGTCACTACATGAAACCTTTAGACCCTGACTACATAGAAGAAATGTCACGAGAGGGTTTCGATCCTCACCTTGACTTGTGCAAGTTTGCTGGTGAGATTACTCAAGATGATATTGATGCTTACAATCGGGGAGAAAAGCCAGAACTTAAGAAGGTTCGCAAAGCGTACAAGGTCGTAAACTACAGCGCATTGTATGGCGTAGGAGCCTCTAAGCTGGCCCGTGGCACAGGTCTAAGCGTTAAGCAGGCTAAGGCACTACTAGAGGCTTTCTGGGCGCGTAACTGGGCTATTAAACAGGTCTCTGATAACGTACGTACTAGGGAACTGTTTGGCTCTATGTGGCTGTACAATCCTGTATCTAACTTCTGGTATAGCTTGCGCAGTGACAAAGATCGCTTCTCTACTTTGAACCAAGGCACTGGGGTATTTTGCTTTGATACTTGGGTTGCGCTATGTCGTAAGAATGGAGTCAAGACTATCGGCCAATTCCATGACGAGATTGTTGCTTTGGTAGAAGAAGGTAAGCAAGACGAGGTTAAATCTATCCTACATGGTGCGGCTGCTAAGTTGAACGAGAAGGTAAAACTGAACGTACCTCTTGGCTGTGATGCACAATTTGGCAAGACTTACGCAAGCATCCACTAATAGTGAGTCTTTTGTGCAACACATATAAATATAGTACACTTTCCATCAGAAATATCTCTTGGTGAGTGTCTAGAATCGCTGAAAATGAAGTTATATTACTATACAAACCTTACAAAAAGGAAGACCCGACAATGAGCAAACATACAATGGAAATGATCCTTGAGTATGCAAAGATTTTCCCACAGAACGCAGATATGGGTAGCCCTACTGGTTCTAAAGCAGCTAAAGCTGTACACGATAAAGGTGGCCAGTATATTGTAAACGCCTACTTCACCTCTGAGGAACAAATCCAAGAGCTTTTGGAAGCTGGCCTTAACCTTAACCCAATGAACTCACCCCGTATTATTGAGGGCAATTCAGAGTTTGGGATCGGTAAGTTTATGAAGTTGAAGCGCGATGTAAAAGACAACATCAAAACCTTTGAGAACAAGGGTAAAGAAACAGTCGTCAACTATGGTGGCCCTGTTGGCGTTGTCAACCTGACTAAAGGCACAGATAATAAGTCTTGGTGGTCTTTGGAAGAAGATGGCCTTATCGGAAATGGCACTCGTGCTATGGTTCAGTTCGAAATGTATTCGGCTGGTGCTGGTTTGCGTTTGAAGATCGTGGGTATCACGGAGCAGGTACCTCACGCATTTGGGACCAGCCATAATGCAGAAGCTGATGAACTGTTTAAGGTAGCTGAAGGCAAGTTTGGCGTTTCAAATTCACAAAACCACAACACGCACTTTCATAGGGGGTAGGCGAAACAATAGGGGGAA